AATTTTGAACGTAATGGAGGATGTTTGTCTGGATGTATGCACACCTCTTTGGGAAATATTATCATAATGTGTGCAATGTTTTGGACCTTCATGCAGCAGTTCGGTATTAAGTGGGATTACATCAACGATGGAGACGACTGTGTGCTATTCTTGGAGCGCAAGGATGTACATCTAGTCGAATCTAAAATTCAGGAGTATTTCCTGGGGATGGGTTTCACCGCTGTTGTCGAGGATGTTGTTTACGAGATAGAGAAGATCGACTTTTGTCAGTCGCGTCCCGTTTGGGACGGGGAGGGGTATCTTATGTGCCGCAACCCCCACACCGCCCTTGTTAAGGATACTATGTGCCTGAAAAGAATTGACAATGAGGCCAATTGGGGATCTTGGGTGCGTTCAGTATCTGAGTCAGGTATTGCCGGGTTTGCCGGCATGCCTGTCTTTCAAAGTTTTTACGAATGCTACGGTAGATCATCAAAAGGATTTAGGGTCAATAAGGTTCACAGAGCAGAAGGCGGCCTCAAGCTGGCCGCTCAGGGTATGCACCGGAAGAGCAGGAAGATCGACGACTATACGCGTTACTCTTTTTGGTTGGCCTGGGGTGTGTTACCTGATGCGCAGATTCATGCAGAGGAGATGTACACAACTATGCATCTCAACTATCGCGATCCTCCCGTTTCTTTCGAAGGGTTGAGTTTACCTGTTTATTTCTAATGGGTTGAATGGGGTAGGTTTATAAGGAGCTTGGACGCCTCCACCCCTTACCGAGTCTATTGGGTTTGCATAATTAATGGGAACAAAACGGTGCTGCTCAGGCTTTGTAACCTGTGGCTTAATATTTCCGTACTAAGGGTTTGACTTGTTAATGTCAATTTTACCTGAATGTCGAACGACTGCACGTTCCCGCGCTAGAAGGCCTTGGCCCCTAGTGTATATGCAGATGTACAGTCTCACTGCTGTTGGTGGGATCCAATACACAACAGAATTATGAAGAATAACAAACAGAATAAGATGAACAAGCCACGTGCTATCGTTCG